ACCTTGCTTACTACGGCGAGGTTCAGAAACAATGGAGGAAACTAAAGTCTGCTATTATTCCTATGCCTAAAGGATACACTGCATTATATGCTATTTCTAATAATGCTCTAGGTGGAGAAAATGATTCTGATATGACAGAACTAGATTCTGGCGCTAAGAAGAGTGAAATCAGTAAAGCATTTAAGAAAATGCTTAGTTCAAAATCTACCAATAAGAAACTCCTGAGTTCCTTTATTGAGTATGTCAGTTGAGGCACTGTCTACTCTGCCCCTGACTCTGCCTCACCCTGCCCTATAATAACTACATCAACGAAACGCACCATGCCCGCTAAGTCCGATCTTACCACCACACAACTTACTTCTTATCTGTCTGATACCTACGGCAATGACATCAATGCCGAGCATGTTCGTGCTGCCTGTGATAATTTTGGCGTCACCTATCCTACTGCTGTCAAGCGTCTGCGTGATTTCTATGTCAAGCGTGGCACTTGGAACTTGACAGTACAAGAACGTCTTGAGCAAACTTACGAAGCACCAGCAGCAATGCCTGCTGTTGAACAGAATCTTGTTCCCGAAAAAGACACTACCTTTGTTCCCTTCGGTAACTTCACTGATGTAAAGAAGATCATCAGTTCCAAGATGTTCTACCCTGTGTTCATCACTGGTATGTCTGGTAATGGTAAGACTCTTGGTGTCGAACAAGCGTGTGCTGCTCTAAATAGAGAGATCATTCGTGTGAACATCACAATTGAAACCGACGAGGATGATCTTATTGGTGGTTTCCGTTTGGTTGACGGTAACACTGTTTGGCACAATGGTCCAGTCATTGAAGCTTTGGAGAGGGGAGCTGTCTTGCTTCTAGATGAAGTTGACCTGGCATCAAACAAGATCCTGTGTTTGCAATCTGTTCTTGAAGGCAAGGGTGTCTTCTTGAAGAAGACTGGTCGCTATGTGAGACCCGCTGCTGGTTTCAATGTCATCGCTACTGCCAACACTAAGGGTAAAGGTTCTGACGATGGTCGCTTCATTGGCACTAACGTTCTTAACGAAGCATTCCTTGAGCGTTTTGCTTTGACCTTCGAGCAGGAGTATCCTACTGTTGCAGTAGAAACTAATATTCTTGTTCGTATTGCTGCATCTGTAGGTAAGCATGACGAAGACTTCTGTAAGAATCTTGCTAATTGGGCTGACATTATCCGTAAGACATTTGCTGATGGTGGTATCGATGAGGTTATTTCTACCCGTCGTCTGGTCCACATCATGCGAGCATATGCTATCTGGGGTGATCGTATGAAGGCGATCAAGGTTTGTGTGAATCGTTTCGATGATGAGACCAAGCAGTCTTTCATTGAACTGTATGATAAAATTGATGCTGACGTTCAAACCGAGGAGGAGGAAAAAGATGTCAATCTTTCGTTCTAAAAAATTTCACGGATATGTGAATTGTCTTGCTATGCTTGACACCGGCAAGACTGTCAAAATTATGGGTGGCGATGGTTTAAAGTTGTTTGTCAAAGACCTTGACGGCAACGTTGAAGAATGCTACCATAGTAGTCTACGCTTAATTTGGGATAACTGAATGGCAAAAAAATACAATGAAGACGCTCTGTTGAAAGAGCTGAGTGATTACATTTCTGGAACTTATGGACAACACTACTCTGCTGGAAACGACAGCATTCAAACGTTAGATCTAATTGAAGCATGTGGAGACGCTGAGGCATTCTGTCGCAGCAACATTCTCAAGTATGCTTCACGCTATGATCGTAAAGGCACTGCTCGCCGTGATATCATTAAGATCCTTCACTACGGTCTACTCCTTCTTCATTTCTCTGATAAATCAAACACTACCGAATCATATCCTCAATGAGTAAAGTTATTCTTTCTAGAAAAACCCTAGATGTTCTCAAAAACTTTAGCACTATCAATTCCTCTATTGTCTTCCGTAAAGGATCCACGGTTAGAACTATCTCTAATGCAGAGAACATCCTCGCAAAGTTTACTGGCGAGGAAGTCTTTCCAGTTGACTTCGCTATCTATGATCTTAGTCAGTTCCTTTCTGGGATCTCTTTGTTTAGCGATCCTCAGCTTGAGTTTGACAACGAAAATTTTGTCAACATTCGTGGCGGTCGTCAGTCTGCTAAGTATTTCTTTTCTGATCCAGAGATTACGCTTAAGTCTGCGCCAGAGAAAAATGTAAACTTTCCTGGTTCTGATCTTCAGTTTAATTTGACTGGTGAAGATTTGATTGCCTTACAGAAAGCATCTGCTGTCTACAGTCTGCCTGATCTTACCTTCCAATCAATTGAAGGTCATGATGAGATTAAACTTATTCTTCGTGACAAAGAGAATGATACCAGTAATACTTACGATATCACCGTGGCAGGTTCTACTACTGGCACTTATGCTCTTGATCTTAAGATTGAAAACATTCGTCTTCTCCCTGGCGATTACACTGTCAAAGTCTCTCAGCATCTTATTTCAGAGTGGACCAACGTAAACACTGACCTGACATACTACATCGCCCTTGAACCTCAATGAGTAAAGAGTTTTTATGGGTGGAAAAATACCGCCCAAGCATTGTTGAAGACTGCATCCTTCCTGCTAGCACCAAACAAGTGTTTCAGGGTTTTGTCGATCAAGGAGAGCTCCCTAACCTGATGCTGACAGGCGCAGCAGGCGTTGGTAAGACCACTGTTGCTAAGGCATTGTGTGAGGAGATTGGTGCTTCTTACATCGTCATCAACGGGTCTGACGAGGGACGTTTCCTAGACACTATCAGAAACCGTGTCCGTCAGTTTGCTACGACTGTCTCTCTCACGTCTGGAGCATCCCACAAGGTCGTCATCATCGATGAAGCAGACAACACCACTAACGACGTGCAACTGTCTCTGAGGACTGCTGTGGAGGAGTTCCACAGCAACTGCCGTTTCATCTTCACCTGCAACTTCATCAATAAAATTATTGAACCGTTGCACTCACGTTGTACGGTGGTTGATTTTAGAATCAAACCTGAGCAGTCTACTCAACTTCAGGGAGAATTCTTTACTCGTCTCAAAACTATTCTAACAAATGAGAATATTGAGTATGAAGACAAAGTTCTCGCGAAACTTACTAAACGTTATTATCCTGATTGGCGTCGTCTTATTAACGAATGTCAGCGTTATGCTGCCACAGGGAGTATTACTTCTGCTATCTTGGTTGATGTTGCAGATGTTAATCTGGACTCTCTACTTACATCTCTAAAGAAGAAAGACTTTACTACTGTAAAGAACTGGGTAGTTCAGCATCTGGATAACGATCCCAGTATGGTGATGCGTAAGATCTATGACAGTTTGTATGGTGTATTGAAACCTGCTTCTATTCCTGAAGCTGTTCTTATCATTGCCAAGTATATGAAAGACATTACTATTGTTCCTGATCAAGAGATCAACCTGCTTGCTTGTTTAACCGAGATTATGATGAGTTGTGAATTCAAATGAAGATTGAAATTGAGTTTTCTAAGGATGTAGATTATCCAAAAGAAAAGTTGGGTGAATTCATCTGGAACTACGTTGAAGAAGAATGCCATATCACTGGATTCGGTGATTCAATTGGTGAATGCTTTGAGGAAATCATTCGTTACAGGACTATTAATTTTGGTTTGACTAAGTAATGACTGAGAACGAACTAGAAGAACTTAGATATGATGTAGCACATCATCTTCTTAGTAAGATGAGTAAAGGTTCTCAATTTCAATATGCTTTAGATCGCATGATTGAGTTGTGCTATCAATACTCAGAGGAAGAATTAAAAAATTTACTACCTAAGCAAAATAAAAAAACTAAGGGGGGAGGTTTTTAATGTCCTTACTCAAATTCATTGAGAAAGAACCTAAATTTATTATGATGGAGGAAATGTATGAGCGACTCGAAAAAGAACCAGAGAGACAATGGGAGTACATCAAAAGTCAAAACTACACCCGAGAATGTTCAGGAAGCAAATGAAGCATTGTTTCATGCTACAATGAACCTACCCCATGCTGCTGATCATTGTGGAATGACAGAGCGTGAAATGAAAATGATCTTTCGTGAATACCTTAAATACCATGCCCCAGACATTGAAGTCATTGAAGACACCATTGAGGTACCCAGGCGGGAAGAGTCGTGCCCTGAGTAAACTCTTTCAGTATATCCCTAATCTGAAAGATTATACTGAGTATCGTGAACCATTTGTTGGTGGTGGTTCTGTGGCATTGGAAATTGGTAAACGATATCCACACCTAGACATCTGGGTGAATGATCTTTATGAACCCCTCTATAATTTCTGGCGAGTGCTTCAGGATCAAGGACAAGAACTTCATGATGAGTTGGTTCAACTTAAGCAACGTCATCCAGAACCAGTATCAGCAAAATTATTATTTTTAGACGCCAAGGAGAAAGTGAACGATGATCAGATATCCGATGTATTTCGTGCTGTTGGTTT